CCAAGATCACTCTCGGCAATGTCTAGAGCTGTTGGATTAGCCATAGGTTAACCCTCCAGTTTATACTGCGTTCTTAACAAAAGTAACTACTAGTGTAGCATGACCAGCTGTGAAAGCAGCTGTATCATAAGTAGCTCCTAAGTAAGAATCAGCAGTAACTACAGTACCAACTAATGCACCATCACAAGGATCAACAACAAAGTTGTCAACCAAAGAAGCTACAGCGATAGCGGCATCAATACCGTCATCATCAATAGCAGCGCCAGCAGCAGTGTAAGTACCTAAATCAAGTACAGCAGATCCACCTGAAGTGAAAGCTTCATCTACGATGAGATATGCAGACTTGATAAGTGATTGTGCAGGAATAAAAGCAGCACCAGCTACATCAGTAGCAGTTAGTGTATCACCTAAGTTTTCACCAGTGATGTGCAATTTAAGTTCCTGGACTTCACCAGCAGTACTTGTTTTACGAGCACGAGGCTCATCAGTAACTGTATCGCGAGTACCAAAATGTACTGCAAGACCGTCTTTATTAGACCAGATAGTAGACATGTTATTTACCCCCTACTTATACTTGGTCAGTGTCTGTAAGGACACATACCATGTTTTCTGGACGGTACAACTTAGTTCCGTAGCGAGCAGTAGTGATATACTCTTCGCGCTGGAAGTCTTTGTTGAACTCAGAATCAACCTGAGGAAGCTGACGCCATGCACCTATGATAGGCAACACAGAACGTTCCGCAGAGAAGAACAAGTTTTGCTTACCAGCAGCTGTAGTAGGAGTACCAATGTTTTCATTAGCGTCATCAAGATAGTTTGATTCGTATACGTCAAAACCATAGATGTTTTTGATGAATCGCATACCAGAAGTCAAACCAGTCTCTACAATGCTATCCCAACGGGCATTACTAGAACTGAAGTTAACAAAGTTTGCACTAGTTTCAATTTCGTATGCTACTGTAGGGTCTACGATAGCTACTAGTTGAGACATAGGCACGTTAGCTTTCTTAAGAGAAAGTTTAGCTTTAGCGAAGTCAGCAAGAGCAATTACTTCATTAGTACCGGTACCGATGAAACGGTGATCCATACCATTGATAGCGTTAGTGCTTGCAGCTGTCTGAGCTGTGCTAGATTGTGAAGCATTTGGACCAGGAGTCTTCAAGATATCTGTCTCTAGGACTTCCATGATAGCGCGACGCTCTTTCTCAACGAAAGAACCGAGGATACGCTGAGCATAGAAAGAATCTTGTAATGCTTGACGAGTGATGTAATGAGCTGAGCCTTTATACTTATCGATGATGAATTGGAACTCACCAGTATCTAGTGATTCGTAAGTAAGGGCTACATCTTCAAGAACATCTTGAGTTGTTGCTTGACCCACAGAAGGGATCGTGAAAGTAGTACCATCAGGGAATTCAGTCAAGAAGTCTACCCAACGCATAGCGTCGAGATCATCAAGAAGAATCTCTTTAAGTTGGCTACTCCAGAGTTCAGCACGGATCACATGATCCATTGCAGAAGTTACCATTGACATGAGTTAATTCTCCGTTATTGGTAGAAAGAAGAACCTAGTTCTTTAGCTTTCTTTACCATTTCGTATTGGATTTTATCACTATAATATAACGAAGGGTTTTCTTTACGCATCTTACTATAATACGCGCTAGTTCCCTCTTTTATATTATTACTAATACCATCAACTGCGGAAGTGTTAAAAGAACTCTCCGTTCGTTGTGGCGCTGATGATCCAGCTTCCTTAAAGTATGCGAGGACAGCCTGTGGGCTTGTCTCAGCCATTTTACCGATTTGGTCTAGGGTAAGACCGACTTCAGCTGCTTTAGCTTGTAGGACCTCTGAGGCCCTCTCACCGTACTTCTGTAAAAGAGTGTTATTTACAGAATCTCTATTTGTCTTAGCTTGAACTTCCTGTTCTCGCTTAGTAAATAGATCGGATACTTTCTCATCAATAATAGAAGCAATATCTTCCGGTTTCGAAACTTGCTGACTTAGCTCGGATGGTGTTTCCTGAGTGGTACTTGTAGTTTGTTGTTGGGAAGTTATTTGGTCGAGAACACTTTCTAAACTATTCTGCTTTGTTACGTCTTCTCTGAGTTGATCACGCTCTCTTTCGACAGACTTGATATACTCTTGAGCATAGATAGCAGATTTTGCTAGTTCTTCCATTGTCTCATACTTCTTACCAGGACCTACGTATTCGCTGAATACATTTTCCTGCTTCTCACCAGGTTCATTGTTTTCCTCTGATGGTGTAAAAACGTCTTGGTTAGACATAAAACTATTTTCCTTTGTTAAGAATATTCAGGTAGTAGAGCTTTAATTTTATTTATATAAGCTTGCATACCCATTAGAAATGCTTGATGATTAGCCCAGTTAGGGTTATCCAGGTTAGTTTTTGCAGCCATCTCTTTACAAGAGACTTCAAAATCTTCATCCATTAAATCTTTTAATCTCTCAACTACTTTCTGAGAAGCAGAGAGATTTTCTTTAAAATATTTTTTATCAGCTTCGTTACTTAAATGCGAAGTCCATCTTATATCGATATTCATCTAGAAAGGAACCTCTTCATCTACTGGAGTCATATCATCCATTTGTACTTGTTGTACCATAGCATTCATAAGCTTCTGAGATTCAGCTTGCTCTTCGATACGTATATTGTCCCTAACAAGATCAAAGCGAGATAGTCCGAGTAAGTCCTCAAACATCTCCGCTTCTTTCTTACCAGAGATATGATTCATGACAGAAGGATCAACTGCAAAGATATTTCTAAAGCCCATATAGTTCTGGACCATTTGGGCTCTTGCTGCAAAGTGTCTCGCACCTACGGGCCGTATTTTACCCTTTGCACGCAAATCATCTTTAGTAATAGACATGAAGTTCTGAACACCAAAATCAGTATCCATAACCCCTATAACATCTATCCCGTCTAAATTCTGTCTTGAAATCTCTAACATCGCATTGAGTAGAGGCTCTATAACCTCTATCTCAAATTGTTGTATCTTCTCTTGAAACATCTTATTAGCGTTGTTCTCAAGAGTTTGTACTTCAAATGCTGTCTTCTCACCAGGAGTTCTAGCACCTATAGCTTGCTTAGGAGCACCTGCAAACTCATCCATCTTCTGTTCGAGAATGGCTATTTGCGTATCTGCTTGTAAAGCTGTAGCTTGTACTTGTAATGGCTCTATGTCACCATCATCGCCAACTATAATCTGTGCAAAAGGTTCCCAATCGAACTCTTCTACATTACCCTTCACCTTAAGGGGTGGGTGAGCTATAAGATCGAACAAATCGGCTTTAATATTCTCTAAGTGATCTATACGATATTGCATACCGACTAGATTATCTAAAGGACCCATTCCGTATAGATTATCAGGACGTTTTCTCCATCCTGAGTGGACCATTGTAGATCTTCCAGCCCAATTAGTATTGTTTTCTCTACGGAGAACTGTAGATCTATCAATTACAGTAATCAGTTGATTTCGTAAGAAGTTACCATCTTTATCATGGATATCTCCTTCAAATTCAAGAATTTCCACATACCCTGACTCTAAGTATTCTGAGTAAGATCCGAAGCCATCTATTACAAAGCCATGTGCCTTTTCCACTTCAGAGGTATCATATCGACTCACTTCATTACGGAAGTTATCGATTGCATTAATTGCATCTAACTGATACTTAGAACTGTGGTTCTCAGCAGCCTCAACACGAAGCTCTCCTAGAGTCTTCAAACTCCTCGTAATCTTATAAGAATGATCAAATGAGATAGAGGTAGGGTTAAAAACAACATCAAAAGGACTAAGTCGTATTGCTCTAGGGCCAGAGTATGTAGAAAATTCAGACCCGAGTTCGTCTATGGCTGTCTCGTGTACATATATTGTATCTGCAAAACAGTTACCATAGTCGATATAGTCGTAAAGAAGATCTGAGATAACTTTACGGAAGTTAGACCTTCGGGTCTTATTTTCCATATAAGACTCGATAGCTTCTCTCTTATCTTTGTCTAAACCTTCTTCAGAATAAGCTTCCCATCGTAACCAGCTGTCATTAGGAAATAATGCAGCCATATAGTTAGCGTGAAGATTATCTCTTATTTGACAAAGCTTAGGAAGAGTAGTCTTATTCTTCCAAGGCAACTGAGCATTAGTAGTTTTAGATGTATCAGTAGCAAAGATATAATCTCTTAACTCTCTTTTCTCAACTTTCCACTTATTGCGGTTGTTGTCTAAAGCCATCCATTTATTTGCTATTTCAACAGCTAAGAAATCCTTACTAATTAGGTTTTCTATTTCTGCAACTCTGCCAGTCATTTATACGCGACTCCGCCAAATTTATTAGAGAAAACTACATTCCCTCTTTTCTTAGATCTCATTCTGTTCCCTACTGGGGCTATTGCAATATCAACAGCTGCTGTAAGAGCATCTTTTATATCGTCATGAGGAGGGTTACCTAGTACTAGTTCTTCTTCTAATAACTGGCAATTACCGCCTCTATAGTGCCACATCTGCATATTGTCATATCGTGGCTCTAGTGTAGCAGCTATACGTTCTTGCTTATTACCTTCATTCTTTGTAGGCCGATATTCATCAACACTAAACATAAGTCCGTAAGGTTTTATATAGCTCTCTTTTAATTCTTTAACTATCATTGACTGTGCAACTGTTACTTCAGCTCTTAGTTTCCTAAATTGCCAAGTATTATATAATGCTGCTATATGTTCAAAAATAGTTTTTATACTTTCTGTTTTAAATCTATCTATTGCTAAAACGTATATGTTATTATCACTATCCACGCCGATAATGACAATAGCAGTAAAATCAGACTTTTTACCAACAGAGAAAGCAAAATCGACCGCTGCAAAGACATTGAGTCGTTTTTCCTTAAAGTACCAATAACCATTATCCATATTAACAAACTTAGGATCGTAGTATTGGAAACGGTCCCTTCTTATTCTGTCAGCAGAAGGGTCGTTAGGATTATTGTAGTACTGAGCGAAATACTGAGTAGCGTCGATATACTCAGCTTTAATATGCATAAGGGTGTTAATATCAAATCCATACCACTTTCCGTCCTCAGCTCTTTGGCGAGGCCACAGAAAGACCATCTCTTTCTCTACAACTCTTTCCATGACTTCATAAATAGGTTCTTTATCAACTATCTCTCCAGTCGTTTCATCTACAACAGCTTTCTCCATTTTGAGGAGAGTATCGTAGAGATCACGAGGATGATAGCGAGTACCTACTACACAAATAGAAGCTCCAGGGTTTTTAATAGAAGCTAGCTGTGAGTATATAGCTTCAACCTTAGTTCTTCCATCTTCAGTGTACGCATTACTAGGTACAATCATGTCATCTAAGTAAATCTTATCTGCGTGAAGACCTGTAATGTTCTTAGTAATACCACCTACTTCTATAGTACAATCACGTATACCGGCAGCTTTTCTAAGTGGATGGTCTACTATAATTTTCTCAGTAGTCCATCTCTCTCTTTTACCTTCCTCAGGATTAATCATTTCAGGCCAGAGGAGTTGATATATATCAGAGGTAAAAATATTCTTTATAGAGTATAACTGAGACTCTGCTAAGTTAGCCGTAGCTGACAAATAAAGTATAGTTACTGTAGGGTCTCGTGTTACATCCCAAGCTGCTCTAACAGCTGCACAATGGCTCTTCATGTGTGCTCGTGGGAGAAGAAGTAGTTGGTTTAACTTAGCTGTTGGCCTTGTCCACCAATTAAATACTTCTGTATGTATTTCTCCGTACTGTCTTTGAGGATTAACTAAGTGAGCGAAGTAATCTAAATCCTCTTCAGCTCTTTTCCTCATAGCTGCTAATCGTTCAATCTCTTTGTTAGAGACCTTACCACTACTTGTCATGTTTTTTCATTCTTTCCGTAATACTAGAAAGAGTAGCACCTAACTTAACTTCAGAGTTTAAAGCTGCTTCTTTTTCCGCTTTAGTAGGTCTGCCACGCTTCGGTACATTTTCTTCATAAACAATTTTAGCAGCAGTAACATTACCCCCAGCAGCAGCATCAAGTAAGGTATTTTTTGCCATAGCTTTTTGCCGAGTTTCTTTTTCAGCATCCCATTCCTTCTTATGTTTCTGAAACCAAGAAAGTTTACAAAGTGCTTGCCAGTGCTTCCAATCTCCGAGTATCCACATAGCTGCTTCATACTCAGTATCGAACTTCATATATTCTACATAGATAGAAGGTAATCCACTATGAGGAGTACGTCCCAAGACCATTACTGGTTCATTAGTCTTGGCATATCGTAATTCCCAAAAAAGAGATTGTGTACGATAAAGATTGTTATCGCCTGATAATTCTTCCCGAGTAAATAATGTAGTCTTCTGTTCAGCCATTATGTCATCCAACTAGAAGGAGCACCTATTTGTATAAACTTACCAAGATCTTCGTCATACTCAAACTCTACGCTCAATCTTTGTCCGGCTGTTCCTGAAGAACCTGATATAGAAGTAACCCATTTACCTGCATTAAATGAAACAGTGTGGCTTCCTGTACCGTCTTGTATGAAAACTAGTCGTAATCTATCACCATCTGTAGCATTATTTGTTGTAGTACTTAAGGTAACATTACCTGTTAGTGTCATTTCTTGAGTTAAAGCAAAACCTAAAGTAAGATTAATAGTTCCGGTTTGATTACCTAAATCCTGTCTTGGCCCATCAAAATTAGTGTACGCTGTCTCATATGTATATCCGCCAGAATTATATACACTGTTTACTATAGAAACATTATTAGATACTCCAGTTATAGATTCAGAACCTATAGATTCGTCTATACCGCCTATATAAGAGTTAACAACTTTTATATAAGAGTCAGTATCTGCACAGTTTATAGCCTTATCCCAACCTTGACCACTAACTACAGGTTGTTTAGTGTTGAGATTAACAAAACTTACTTGGGTACAGTTTTCAACTTCTATTGCGTTAGTAGCACTGGACATTACTCTGTTATTAGCAATAGCTACATTTGTAAACCAAAGACCGCCTTCCGAATTAGCTGGTCCAGTATATTCGCAATCAATATCTATAGCTGGACCAAAAGGGTCTATAATTCTGATATTCTCAAACTGAATATTGTATACTTTACCATCTACTTCTAAAGCAGCAGGCTTATCAGCAGCCCAAGTACCTATTGGCGAACCAAAATCCATAGTAATATTAGAGAAACCCATCAACTGACAATTATTATTATTACCGTCTCCTAATTTAAGACATTGCCTATTACCTGCCATTGTAGCATTTATAAGATTTGACTTTACTCCTTGCTTAGTCCACCATGCAGTTTGTTTAGTATTTTCTACTACAATCCTATCTGCAAAGAAATTATTCACAATAAAGCCATAACCAAAACCAGTAGCGTATACTTCATGAAGACCTAAATTACCACCACTTACTTGAGTTAAACCTACATTTGTCCTAGCAGGAGCAGATGCAACATTAATACCATTAAATAAACCTATACGTCGCAACGTTATATTTTCATTATTAGTAGTTATTAAAGACTCTGTAGATTCGGTTTCTGTAAAATAAAGAGAAGAAGCAAACCAACCATCTCCTAATATAGTTTGACTATTAGTACTTAGGTTGAGAGTATCGGTTATTCTATATTTTCCACGAGGGATATAGACATCTAAACCTGTATCAAAAGCATTTGTAAATGCAGTATGGTTATCTGTACCTGTTAAACCAGTATTATCTGTATCGTCAAAATCAGCAACTGCTCCAAATTGCTTTACATTAACATAGCCAGTATCTGTTATTAAAACCCATCTTCCAGAACCAGTATCAGGCTGTATAATAGTACCTCCATTATCAGTATCTGTAGAAGTACTATCATAATAATAAGTACCATGTCCTCCATCTCCAAGGGTTGTATATCCTTGGGTAAATGCATGGTGTCCAGTAGTTAGATCTGAGACATCTATAGCTTTAAGAGTAGCTATATTTGCTGCAATTTCAGCATCTTCTATAGTTTGGTAAGTAGTAGTCGCAAGAAGAGTAGAAGCTTGTCCTAGATTAATCGCTTGAGAATTAATAACTGCATTAGCAAGGTTGTTAATATTATTAGAATTCATATCTAGGTCTTGCTGCATAGGAGACGAATCACCAGAATCATCATTCCTGTACAAGACTTTTTCAAACTCAGCTTCTACTAAAGCGTTATTCGCATTCTGAGTTGTCGTACTCTGGTATCCAGAGAGAACATCAGTAAGAGTAAGTTTTGTCATATTTTTACTTTTTCAACAACAAGATGTACGTTCATATCGTCAGCAGTAGCATCTACTTCAGCACTATCGTATACTTTGATAGTATATCCTGGTAATATCTTACCCTTACGAGGAATAGTTAGCTGTATATCACCATCAACAAATGCTGTTTCCCTGAAAACACCTTGAAGAATAGAATAGTGTCTATTAAGAGAAGCAGCTTGAACAGTACCAGCATGAACATCCCAGATTACATTAGAATCAGTATCTAAGATTTCTAGTAAGATCTGTCGATTACCAACAGTAGCAGTACTAGTATAATCTACTTGACCATACAATATCTCATATGTGTAACCTGCTGGTACAGTAAATGTCTTATTACTATCATTAGCTGTTACGTCAGAGAGTTTTAAAAGAGAACTAGCCATCTTCCTTAACCTTCCTTAACAGTTGTACCGGATTTGATCAACCCGTGCTCTCTGTTATCAAGAGCCTTAATAATAGCTGTTACTAATACATCATCAACCTTATTATCAGTCTTCTTAGATACTTCAGTAACTTTCTTAATCAACTTCTTCTTCGCCATATTCCAGAGAAGAATCTTTATAAAATTAATCATTTGGATTTGGACCTCCCGCCCTTACGGCCACCTACGGCCTTACCCTTCTTATCACCTTTCTTTCCACCATCAGACCTATTAGCCTTCTTAGAGATGACCTTAGTCTTCCCATTAGCTTTACCAGAAGGGTGATGTAATTCTTTATCTTTAGAAATAGGACCATTCTTCTTCTCATGAGCCCTACGATCACGATGCCTCTTAGCATCACCAGACTTACTACCTACTCCGGTTTCTCCCCGTTTAATAGCAGTACGTCTCTCTTGCTTATAATCTCTTTTCTTACTTGGCATAATTACTTATTTATATAAATATTAACAGTACGCACACTATCAACTTCATACTCTTCAATAGATTTCGGTCCTAGTTGACCAGTATCAACAACCTTAACAGGAGAGAAAGAAGTTCTTCCATCAGAGAAGAGTTTAACACCTATACGGCACTTATACTCAGTATCCTCAAGAAGACCCCTTACCCTATAAGAGTAAGAGTAGAGTCCATCATTCGAAGGATGCATATCCTGCGGATAGACTACAATGCATTTTTCCTTGTCAGCTTCTGTAGAATAACAAAGAGAATAATAATCAACATCCTCTACTTGATTAACAGGATTAAACCTATAGTTCAAGAATCCTTGAGCTTGAGCAGTATTCGCAACTACCGCAAAACTTAACAACACTAATAACTTTCTAATCATAAGGATATGCACAATAATAATATTGTTCTATTAGACAACAAAAAAGAGTGAAAGTTCAAAATTATTGTGAGAATATTATGAGGGGTAATGCACTAAGAACTACCGACCCTAACCCCCTGGTCCCTCCCCTTCATTATAGCAGAGCAATGATTTATTTCTACTGTGGAATATACTTAGTCTGTGAGTACTAACTGTAAATGATAATTATTCTTATTTGTAAATGATTCTTGTTATTATAAGTAAATAACCCTCATTATCATTCCCACTACCATTCTCATTATCATTCTCAATCAATAATGACATAACAATATAACAACTCTTCCTTCTTTATACCTATCTAATCCCGCAGTTTATAAGTAACACGTTACCTTTAGTAACATCGAATCGTTACCATACTACTCAAAGTAACAGTACAATTAACGTACAACAACACGTAACTTATTGATTTCATTACCTTTTCAATTGTTGGCACGACTACTGCATTATTTTTATTACTATTGATAGATAGCTTGATTACGTATATTTACCTATATATTTAATCTGAACTTTCGCTATCATTATCAATAGTTACCAAGTGTGTAGCCTTTAGCGCTCTCATTGTTCTTTGTTGTTCCTCCTCTTAATGCTGAGGGGGCGAAAGCTGGAATTAGCCAGTAGAGCAGCAAAGTATTAGCTCATGCATGATCTGTGGGTAAATTTTGTACAGTGTTGTATAATTAATATACAACTATCGACAACACGTTAGTAAGCAGCTAGCCAGCTACGAGTATCGCTTACTTTCTGTACAATCGGAACTAAAGGTCAAAGGAAACACTAGTGCTACCGTTTATCTTGTGGAATTCAAGAGACTAGCATAGCGCGAAGGTGTGAAGCTGTCGCCTTGTATGTATTTCATACGTACTTGCCTATCCGGTATGCGACCAATAATGAGATTGGTATTATCCTTCCCTATCTTGCGATTACTTTGTATTCAATTAATGTAAGTGAGTACTTACTAACCTTATTGATTAGTAATCATTCTTAAACACTTCAACTTAGCGAACACAATCATACAATCAATAGAATATACTGATTAACTCCTACGCTCATTCAATAAAATATCTGTACAATAATCAACCACTCTATACTTAACCAACTTGAGAAAGATCACTGTATCTATAACCTCAAGCGTTGAGTTGTGGTTGGTTGTTGTACATTTACTACCCATCTTATAAGTATATTAATTATCTTTCTCTAGTGTCCTTATAAGATAGGTACTATGACGGTGCCCTATCTACTCAACTAATAGACGAGGATAGTACGATGAATGTACAAACGAACGAAAAGAAAGTAAGTAAGAAACTAGGTAAACTATCACCAAGACAACAAGCAATCCAGCAAGCTATAGCAAATTATGGCCAATCAGGACGTGCTGTTGTTGTGCAATTTGAATTAGCATTGTGTGAGTATTGGAATATATCACATGATACTGGCAAGGAATCGCAAGGTGATAGCTGTAACCCTAACAACCTATTATTTTTTGTTAACTGCTTAGCGAAGAGTAAACATTATAACCCTCTATTCAGGGCTGCTAAGCTTCTACTACAGAAGTTTACGCCATTATATCTAAAGCCTGGTAAAGGCAAGCACAACCTAATGGTTGATCAAGCCAAGACTGGTAAGCCATCGAAAGAAGAAAAAGAAGTTTACCGTAGGGAAGTGTACAAATTTGTAATGGAAAAGAATCGATCATTGCTTACTCAGAAGGATATCAAAACGGAAGTATCCTACGATTGGGCCAAGAATAAAGGAACATTACGAGCTAAGATAAACAAAGCTATTGCAGATGATCTCACTCATGCTGATGAAATAATTGGGATGGTTATGGCTGCTAAAGCAGATGTGATAGCAAAACAGTTGGCCAATGCTGATGATATGAGTAATAACGTAGTGCAAATTGGGGATGGAAGTAAAGATTCATCTACTCAAGTTGCATAATGTTGTGAAGTATTATCAGTAACGAAAGAACACTGCACCGTAGTCTTTTCTAGTGTGTCTCTATGTCGTATGTACAGCGGGGAGATAGTTAATAGTCTTTACCTATTATACTATCCTATGTGCATAGTCATGATTTGTTACGCTATATGGTGTAGTGTTCTTATTTTAGTTTTAAGTAATAAGGTACTATGACACTAGTGGTAGGGGCGTCAAACAACAATAAAATGAATGGAGATCGTAAAGCAATGGACAAAAGACTAGCAGACTATGGTGAAGACTTAGTTTTTAACCAAGTAGAACAAATACTTAATGACTCTGAGGCGGTATTGTATGCGATGAATGAGTCACCTATCTTTAAAAAGTACGTACCTTTGCACAATGTAGCACGTAACGAAGGTTATAAAGGTATTAGCAGTGGGGCTAAGTCTTTTCTCTCTCTCACTCTATTACATGAACTACAAGGCTTTCCATATAACAGAAGGAACGGCCCTGAAAATTGGTTCCATCTTATACATATAGACCAATGTGAAGTAGGTTCTATTTTGGAACATAGAAGTACACATGAGAGTATTGAAGTGGTTAAGCTGTATAGCCATGGTAAATGTGGCTTTCAATGGATAGGCGCTAAAGACTTAGCGACTGGTAAAGTTATTCAAACTTCTACCCAACATTGGGAGTATGTAGGTATTGTCCGTCATCATTAGAGCAACTCCAAAACCTACCTCCACAACTCTAATGATGACCTTAATGCCCTGCTAGCTTAGTCTATAGTAGCAGGGCTTTTTTATATCTGGAGAATGTACAAGCTACTGTGACGACTTAATATAGTGAGTTGTCGGGTGCTGGCGGTAATTGTGTAATCGTCATAATCAGATGATGTGGCCACAATCTGTCAGTAGTGGTTCGGAACGCTAGGGCAGAGGATTTTTGCCGGTTACGGCGACTAAACGATGGTCGTTAAGTTATCTGCCAGTACCCGAGAGCTTACTTGCTCTAGTAAATAACTAAACAAAATGGAGAACATCTACCCATGAATAAAGAACAGTTCAAGAAATCAGAGCAACAAAGACACTCAGAAAATCAACTAAGAAATTTAACCGACCCATCGCCGCGCTACTTGAAAAAGAAAGAACAACGTGTAAAAAGGTTGGCAAAGTGGCGTACTCAGCATGCGGCTAGTGTTGAATCTCTTAGTAAGATTCATGATCGCAACACGCTTAAGAAGGTGAAAGCCAAGGTAAAGGCGTTTGAAAAAAAGATCTTCAAACTGTCGAGACTCTTAGAAAAGCAAGATAAAAGAGAGAAAGCAGCTAACACCAAATAACTAGTTAATGTGCCCTGGTACATATCATAAACTATTATAGGGATTCCCTCACTATACTAGCGAGAGTGTATCAGGGCACACCAGTTATAGGAGATACATTTATGTTCTGGCCTTTTAAAAGAAAGTCTAAAATAAAGACTTATGCAGTGTACCTAAGACATTGCGGTCCTAAAGTTATTCAACAAATAAAGGCAGTAAGAGCGTCTACTGGTTTAAGTCTTCAAGAAAGTAAAGAGTTGATAGATACTTCTAGAGCTTCAAGTCCATGTACACCAACTCTCATATTTCGTACAAAAGACTTGACAAGGGCTGGAGAATACGTCTCTCTTGCTTCTGATAACGGAGGCTTAGCTTACATTTTAGAAGAGATATTAATCACGGATGATTAGCCCATGAACATTAAACCTACACAAGAAGTAACGTTCTTAAGAGTAGATCAGATACTTAAAGGTACTGTGACGAGAGTCTGTCGTACCCACATCCATGTGTGGGTTAGTGTTCATGGTAAGCTTACTGAATTTCATATTACGCCTGATCAAGTCCTTGAGGAGGACAAACTATGGACGAAGTCCACGAAACAATTAAAGAAGCATTGATATCTAGAAGGTTAAGTTTTGAAAACTCTATAAAAGAGAAAACTGAAGCCTTAGAAAGAATCAACCAAAGGGTAGCTACTCTTAAAGAGGAAATAGATACTCTTAATGCTTACGTAGAAAATATACTGGTTGCTCAAAAATACCTAAATGCAGTAGAAGAGGAGGGCAGTACTTATGGAGAATAATAAGCATTACATAGCGCTACAAGAGCTTAGGATAGCCCTTGGAAACCACTCTCATTATCTTAGAGATGCTAAGGCAACACGAGAGCCTTTTCTAAAAGCAGTTAACGATTATAAAAAAAGGGGTTTCTTAACTCCTGAAGAGATGAGATCAGCAGCTTTAGCTAAAGATAATCTCACTAAGCTAAACGGTGTTGTAGAGAATACTGAAACTATAATCAAGTCACTAGAATATAGTATTAGTATATTAAACCATGATAATTACTTGTTTCACAGAACTAAACGAGCTGAAAGGAGGAAAAATCAAAGTAAAGATGGAAACTGCAACTGATGGAAAGGAAGGAGGTATAAGCGGTACTGTAAAGTATCTTGTAGGTCAGTTCATGACTACAATTTTGATGCTGGTAGTTTGTATTCTGGTTTTCTTTATAGGACACCAGACAGGTGTGAGTAACGCTTGTACAAGTACCTTCGAAAACAAAGCAGCTCAACGAGAATGTATGAACAACACTACATTCAAAGGAGCTAGAGACCCTGAACTGTTTGTGCTTATGCCAAACAAACCCTTAACAGAAGGAAATAACTAATCATGACTGAAGAAGAGCAAGGTGTGGAAGAAACAACCAGTTTCATAGGTAAGGCAAGAGATCTTGCCCATAGGTATTTGGGTGAGATTCTTATTGTTATTGTTTGTGTAACTGTAGCTTTAGTCCTTAGTGCTTATAAGGATGAAACATCTAATGTTAAGCCACACCCTAACGAACAGTTGTTAAAGCAACTTAATAGTATGTCTGTAGTTATGCATAATATGGAGGTAGACCTAGAGTCTGTTGTAAAAAAGCACCAAGATCTTACCGTACCGTTGAAGCAACTTATGTCAGACCCACTATTAGCTCGATCAGATTTCGTATGTGATGAGGACACTGATGTTCTTATAGATATGTCTAATCACCGTATCGTACGTATTAATTCTGAACCTGTTAGTTGTGACTACGTCTTTGAACAAGGGTTAAAAGCCTTAAGTGAGTAACCAACTTGAATACTAAGTTGACCTAACAGATAACACTGAGGGAGCGTTGTCAGTGTTATCGATTAGATTAACTAAGAGGAGCATTAGCTATGAACAACAAAGCTATTATTACCTTCCTAGCCTTTCTGGCTTTTGCACATCTAGTACATATTTTTGAGAGGTTAGAAATTCAAGGAAAAGTTTTGTTGCTTGAGCGCAAGGTAGACTCACTTTCTACCCCTAGTTTACAAGTAACAACGGGAGATCGGCAGCCCGTCATATTGTGGGATGTCCCCGCAGAAAAGGAACCTGAACAATAGTTGATCTAATCAAGTCCAGTGTGTTAACTATTATAAGGTACTATGTCGCGTCTGTTAGCTGTAGTAGTGAAGAGGTGTCCAAAGCCATCCTGTAATAACATCTTATGCAGGTCAGGTATTACAGTGTAACTATGAGCGGAATATCTATTAGCAGTTAGATGAGTGCGAGGGCACATACTGCTCAAGTCTAGGCCATCCCTGGGAGGAAAAACAAACACAACAATACAAGATAGTGTAAAGAATCACTTGAGTTGAGTGTGGCTAATGATGTGAAAATACACAAGTAGCATTAATACGGCCTGTTACAAGTCCAGTGTCTATCCCATATCTGTCTAGCAAATATGATCTACCATCTACCAACCTTATTAATACCTTCTGAAGAGCCTCACTATTGTTGGGCCTACTATACCGTTTTCGAGTTGCGAGGACTGCATCGGTGTTACACGAGTCAGGAAGGACGTGAGTGATAAGAGTTTGATTCTCTTGAGGTGAATAATAGGGATCTTGTGTAGTATGGATTTCTCAGGTGTGCTTTATTGCCTTGCCACACCTTATAAATCAATTGTGTTTACCGCGACACTATTAAAGGGAAAGCAATAATCAGTTTACCAAAACTATCCAAAGGAGTTATTCTAAATATGATAGCTACAGCTACCCAATCAAGTCCAGTGGTTAAGGGTATCAACCCCAAGAAAAAATTGAAGAGCGAATTGAACCCATTAACCAATGCTATACCTAGAGCGCAAATACAGGAAAAAAGTACTGTAACAATACGGACTATGTCCGATTACAATCAGGTCGTTTATGGAGGGGACAGCACAGAACCTCCCAATTCATGGCAAGACCTGTTCTTATGGTTTCGTTCTTATAGTTTCTATCCTGGGGATTATAAGCTTCATAATCCTAATGCATTGACATTTAAAGAAGCTAAGAAGTATATGAAAGAAGTCAAAGGTATTTCTAGTAAGCCCTTCTGGACTAGACTTCCTAACTTCCCTAGCAATGCATATTTAATCCCTGCTATTGTTTATACTCCTATAGATGGAGATATAGCAGAGATCTCTCAACAACATAGGCAACAACTGGAAGTATCTAATCGTCAACGGGAGGTAACTTGCCGTAAACCCTCTAAGGCCAATAAGAATCGTTTAAGGCTTGTTAAGACAGAGCCTAGCGAGAGTATTTCTTATGTTCCACAAAAGCCAGTAGAAGGATGGGAGGATCAACGGCCTCCTACATTAGATCAGCTACTCTATAAAGCATATTCTTATAGACAGCCTGATAAAGTTAGCGAGAGGAAACCAACTCCTTTGGATGACTACTTCTTGTCTACTTACCATTACGATCTTCTTGACGAATGGCAAGGTATTGTCAAGGGTAGAACAAATAATCTTAAAGAAACATTCAGAGAAAGCTATATTAGGAATAAAGTATATTCAGCTTATATTGATACACCGCCTTGGTGTGTTGACGATGAAGACAACGCTAAATATTCTTTTATTAATCAAGAGTATATAGACTCTCTTAAAGAAGTTAAGGCTGAAACTCGTAAAGGCCCTAAGAATATATGGCCTAAAGCGAGTAATGATGATGGAGATATTACAGCCCATGAACTAGCAGTTGAAGAAGCTCTAACTAATAGAGCTAAGAATGACATCTCTCAAACAGAAACCCATTACAGTAAACTCTGTAGAGTAAATAGTGGTATAACTAATTCTTTTCCTCCTGCTAGCAGTGATAAGGAAACTGATAACAGTGTTAACCATGTAACCAACCCTTATAATAGGTATCCTTCTAAATATATAAATTGGCTTGAAAGAAATGATTGTACTAGCGGGCCAAGGTCTTATACTAATCAAAATCCTCCAGATATAGTGAGGGTAGGTATTCATGACATTCGTAATAGAATCCAACATTTCTATATAGACACTAAGCCTAAAAGGAAATGCTTGAACACCTATGAGCAGTTCTGCAATAAGCAGTTAAGAGATACTATTTTTACCAAACCTTGTGATAGAGTGAATAAGAGAAGCTACTGTGACGAGTTTCGTTATCACAAATGGTTGCTTGAACGTGAACCACACAACTATACAAGGGCTAAGTATCTCCGTACTCCATATGTAGGGCCTTACACTAAAGGTATAAATATCTTTAAGTGTTATTGGAATAAATTTCACGAAGAGTTTATCTCTCCCTATGTTTGGTCAGACACAAGTACTAAAGAAAAATACGAACAGTTATTTGAAAGTGCTATTTTTCAAGTACAGGAAAGTTTGCTAAGGTCTTTTAAAGAGCCTGAAAAAGAAACTCTTAAGAATGCACCTATGATATCTAGTCTTCAGATCGATTCTGAGAACCTTACAACTATGAGCTTAGAAGAGTATAACCAACTCTTTTTTGAAGCTGAGAGAAGGCGTGAGAGCTTTGTGAAGCGTGTACACCGTTCTCTTAGACGGAAAGCTAAGTTCAGATCTTTGTCAAAGACTGGCTATGTTTCTCAACGAATATCTTACAAACCAATTTATATAAAGAAACAGGAGAATTCTGAAATGCTTAAAAGCGTACCTAAAAAAGAGGAAGTACTTTCTAAAAATATTATACCCGATCGAGTAGAGTTTCCTTTTAAAGATTTCAAGAAAAAGAAATCTGAGAAAGAGGTTGGGAATACTTACCGTTATAAAACTATAGAGCAGTTTGAAAAGATGTATGACTTACCGTCTATAGTTCCTACTGAAAAAGTAATCATCCCTGAAAGATAAGTGCCCTTTTTATCCTTAAGTCCTATTAAGATCGACAATACCTAAATAAGTAATACAGGTGTGAAAAGCCTTGAACCTCTACTAAGGTACTGTGAGGAGTCTGAAAGGGCTACAGGAAAACAGGAGATTATCGTAACTCAGCTAAGAACCTTGGGCTTATCGATAATGCAATCGACGGACCCCAGTAGGCATACTGTATATTATTGAAAAGCATTTGCTAAATAAATAATAAGAGGATATGAGTATCAGGATTTCATTCACAATAGAGGAGTAAAACTAGATGACTTGGGTGAGGCATGTTTTACACAACCGTAATGACATTATGCGTCAAGTCAGAAAAGGTTTCTTTCTAGAAGAAAATGAGGGTCGTCGTTTTCTTAACCGTATTATAGGGTATTGGAAAGATGCTGAAAGTATGCGTAATGAGGAGTACGAGCAATGGTACGAGCTTGGAGATCTACTAGATAAGGTTGATGCTAAACTTGCTAAGATCTCAGATTTACAAAAAAGGATAGATGCTGAGAATAAAGATATTGACAATGCTGTTGGATATGTGAGAGGAGAGGGAAAGCCCTATTCGGTGACTGACTCCAAACTTTTGCCTAAACAACGACATCCTTTACAAGAACCTAAAGAAATTATGAAGCAAGTTTACAAAGTACTTCATAATGGTTATGTAAATATGAAGTTAGGGAGAAATCCTAGCAACCGTCCTAAGAAAGACGGGCCAATATCTTATAGAGATCATTCTCATTCTCGACGAAATCCTTACAATCAGGATGGGTCTGTTGATGAATCAGTTCCAACAGATAATGATCCTATACCTGGTAGTACAACTACATATGGCTTAGATGATTTGCCAGAAGGAATGAAGTTAACGGTATCTGACGGGATACCTGAACACTACATTAAATATAAGCGTCCTCAAAAAGACCAGAACCAAGGACGTAATAAAAACAAAGGTGGTCGAAATAACCAAAACAACAACGGCAATAACCATAATAACGGTTAATGTAGCAGCTTTACAGGTTGAGCGGGAAAGGTCCGGCAGTAAACCGGAGGCTAACGCAAATCAACGTCTGACATTGATCTCTTATATCA